AGTGGGGGCCGCCGGTCGTCCTGGGCGGTGAGTACCAGGTTGCGCGACAGGAGGGCATGTGCGTCGCCTGCGGCTCACCGATCGAGCTCGAGGACCTGATCGTTCTCGCCCGCTACGGTCCGACGCCGTTGAACATTCAAACGTTCATCCACCTAAACTGCCCCGACTACTGGGAGCTGCTCACGCGCACCGTCGAGACGCGTGATGATAAGATCATTACGCGCGTCAATAAGATCGGGCGTCGTCGCGCGTCCGGTTGCGGTCACGACGTCGAGGGTAAACCTGTCTACCTAGTTCGACGACCGGTCGGTCTCGACCAACCTAACCACAGCGACTGGTACTGCGAGGAGTGTGTAACTACGTGACCGAGTTCGAGTCTCACCAGCGCATGTCGATCCTGATTCACGCCGGCTCTAAGCTCGGTAAGTCGACGCTGTCGGGAACGGCCCCCAAGCCGATCCTGGTGCTCGACGCCGAGGGTAGCTGGCGGTTCATCGCCGTTCGCAAGGTCTACTGGGACCCCGACACCGGCGCACCGCCGCCGGAGTACGACGGCACCTGGGACGCGTGCGTCGTCCAGGTTCAGCGTTGGGACACGGTCGAGAACGTCTACCGCTGGATCACCCAGTACCAGACGCCGTTCGTGAGCGTGGTGATCGACTCGATCACCGAGCTCCAACGGCGCCTGAAGCAGAACCTCGTCGGCACCGAGGCCATGCGCATCCAGGACTGGGGCGTGCTGCTGGCCAAGATGGACGACAAGATCCGAGGCTACCGCGACCTAACATTGATTCCACAGATCAACGTGCGGTGCGTCGTGTTCATCGCCGAGACGCGTCAGCGTCACTCGGACAACAAGTGGGTTCCGTTCATGCAGGGACAGATCGGCGTGGCGCTTCCGTACTGGATGGACCTGGTCGGCTACATGTACCCCGACTGGGAGCGCGACGAGAACGGGCAGCCGACCCAGGAGGTGCGACGCCTGTGGATCTCACCTCACCCTGAGTACGAGGCTGGCGAGCGTGTTCAGGGACGACTCGGGCAGTACATCACGATCGATAAGCCACCCGTAGGCACGAGCGGCGACGACATCGAGCGCTGGATGCAGGTCGTATTCGACGTCACTCCGGCCACTGTTACGGTTGAAACTCCCAACGGCGCGCAGCCCAGCGAGGTACCCGCCGAGACCACCGTGGAAGGAACTAACCGTTGACCACAATTGACTTTGGGAAGGCCCTCCAGGACGCCAAGGGCGCGTCCTTCGAGGCGCTCCCGATCGGTGACTACGACGTCGAGGTCGTCAAGGCCGAGGCGACGACGTCCAGCAACGGCAAGCCGATGATCAAGACCACCATGCGCGTCGTCTCCGGTCCGTACGAGAAGCGACCGATCATCAACAACTTCGTGATGTCGCTCGAGAACCCCCAGGCGGTGGCGATCTTCTTCCGTCACATGAAGTGCTTCGGTCTCACGGAGGACTTCTTCGCGTCGATGGGCGCCCAGGGCAGCCTCGACTCGGTCGCGAGCGCGCTCGTCAACCGGCGCGCTCGGCTGACGCTGGGTCACCGCGAGTGGCAGGGCGAGACGCGCAACGAGGTTAAGTCGGTCAAGCCGTACACCGGCGCTCCTCCGGCGATGGCGCCGGGCGGTCCCAGCATGCCGGCCGGTCCGGCGACACTGCCTCCTCGTCCGGTGACCGCGCAGCCCGCGCCGGTCGCGGCACCGCTGCCCCCGGCGCCGCCCGCTGCGGCACCCGTCGCGACGCCGGCACCGGTCGCACCGCCGCAGCCTCCGCCCGCCGCGCCGGTCCAGTCGGTGCCGCAGCCTCCGGCTCCGGCTCCGGCTCCGGAGGCGCCGGTCGCGGTCCCTACCGCGTCCGGCGGCGACACTGGGGACGTCGCGTCGACACCCACCGTGTCGACGCCGCCTACCTCTGAGTCGGACGCGGGTCAGCCCACGCCGCCGGCCCTGCCGTTCTAGTGACTACCTTCGTCGTGCTCGCCGCCGGCCGGGGCTCGCGCCTCGGCCGGCTCGGCGACGAGCTCCCTAAGTGCCTCGTCCCCCTGGATGGGCGCGCGGTTCTGTCACGCCAGTTCGCGCTCGCACCTCCCGACGCGCGACTGGTCGTCGTGGTCGGTTACCGCGCCGACCAGGTCTCCGAGTACGTCCGACTGGCGCACCCTTCGCTCAGCGTGGAGTTCGTCGTCGACGAGCGCTGGGGCGCCGGTCCCGGACTGTCGCTGCTGGCGGCCAAGGACGTCGTCGGTGACGACGACCTACTCTGGACCGCGTGCGATACGCTGTGGGACGAGGCCGACCTCGACTGGGACGGCGAGGATCGCGACGCGTCGTGGCTCGCCGTCTCGTCGGTTCCAGCCGGTACACCTGCCGCGCGCTGGTGCCGCGTCGTCCCGACGTACGACGGTGACTTCGTGGCCGCGATCCACGATAAGACACCCGACGTTGTGCCGAACTCGCTGGTGTCGACCGCGCTCGGTCACGTCGCGGTCGCCGACCTCGAGGCGTTCTGGACCGGACTAGCCTGGGGCGAGACGCGGTCCGGCGAGGTCCAGCTGTCCAGTGGCCTCGAGGCGATCGTCAAGTCCGGTAGCCCGCTCGAGCTGCGTCGCATCACCTGGCTGGACGTCGGCGACGCCGCCGCGTACCGCACGGCGGTCGCGGTCGTCGGCGCGTACGACTCCGCTAAGCCCGACCAGGTGACGTACGTGCTACCTGAGGAGGGTCGCGTCGTCAAGTTTCACAACGACCCGCAGCGCGTCACGTGGCGCGCGGAGCGCGCGCGTCAGCTGGCGGCCGTCGTACCGACGGTCGTCGAGCCGGTTGGTCGAACGATGTTCGGGTACGAGTTCGTCAACGGTCAAAACATGTACGCGGAGATCGCCGGTGAGACGCAGCGGCGTCACGCGCTCGACTGGACGCGCACCGTGCTCGGCTGGTGGTACACCAACTTCTACCTGCCGCGCCGCGACGACGTCACCGAGCACTTCTCCAGCGTTCACGAGTCGACGGTTCGGTTCTACCGCGATAAGACGATGTGGCGCGTCATGGCGCTCGACCTACCTCTCCAGTCGCAGGCACTCGACGCGGTAACGCGGATCGACTGGGACGACCTCGCGCGCGGCTGTGTGCCGGGTCCGTTCCACGGTGACCTAACGTACGCCAACGTCATCATGCCGAACAGCGGCTATCCTATCGCCATCGACTGGCGCGAGGAGTTTGCCGGTCAGGCCAACTGGGGTGACCTCCGGTACGACCTCGGTAAGCTACTCGGCAGTACGGTGATGCACTGGGACAACGCGACGCGCGGTGACTTCCGCCACTGGGTCGACGGTCCGACGCACGCGACGGTGATTCGAGACTACGTCGACCAGCTCAATTGGGACCGGCGCGCGATCGAGATCATCGGCGCGCTGACGTTGATCGGTAGCGCCGCGCTTCACGCGTCGCCCATGGACGAGATCCTGATCGCGCGTGGGTGTCGCTGGTTGACGGAGGTCACGTAGTGCGAATCGGATATGCGTGTCTCGGCCGCACCATGAAGTTTGATCGAACGAGGCACGGTTTCCAGGGGGACGCGGAAAAGCCGAACCTCCTGTTCCGGCTCGCCGAGCGCAACCCCGACGTCACGTGGGTCGTGATCGGTCACAATGACCACGGTAAGTTTGACTTACCCAACGTTGAGAACGCGTGGCTCGACGCGCGTCAGCGCGCCGCAACGACGCCACCGCGTCCGGACGGCTACTATCGGACACCGTTCGCGCCGTACTGGACCGGTAAGCCGTCGTGGTGGGCCAGCGAGGTCAGCGGGTTCGAGGACGACCTGGTCGAGGAGATCAGCTACCTAGACGGCGTGGTGATCCACGTCGGTCAGCACGCACCGACCCAGCTGCGGATCCCACAAGCGAACCGAACGTGGCACGAGACGTTCACGAACCCGAACCTCGACGCGAACAAGGTCTACGACTCGATGCAGTCGTACTGTCGCTACCTGATCCGGGGACTCAACGCGCTGGGAGACGTCACAGTTGGTCGCGCGCCGATTGTCTGGCTGGTGCCG